CTTTTGTCTGTGCATCGACCAGCGTGTCTTCCTCGAACACCTCAATCACAGCCGGGTATAGAACCTTTGATGCCGTGATGTTGGCTTCGGTGACTACCGTGTCATCACTCTGCAGATAGTACACTGTTCTGCTGTTGTATGCTCCCTCTGCATAGCACACGGCTCTGTTTGTTTTTGTGGTGTCTCGCTTTGTTTTGCTTACACCGAAGTCTTCCAGTTTGATGCTCATCTCATTGATGATGCGTCTGACTTTGAAGCGGATTGTCTTCTCTACGAAGTTGACCACGACCTCTACATAGCAATCGTACACCGAGTTGGCGGCTTGTATGGTTTTCCACACATTGCCTACACCTTTGGAGGCTTCCAGCGTTCCCGCTTTGAAGGTTATGTTTGCCGTTTCCGTTAGGTCTGGTGATATGATTGTTATCCCCATGTTCGAGTATCCGTTTCGGCTTGTATCGAATAAGCAGGTCAGCAATTCCGAATACAAGCCTTGCACGGATGATATGGAGATAAGGTCTATCACGCAGTCGTTGTTGAGTAGTTGCCGTATGTCGATTGCGTTTATCTTGGTCTTACCGTCTTTGGTTGTTGGTAAGCCAGCGAGTGCAATTGCTTTGAGCGACCCGGTTGTCAGAGTGTTCATGTCTCCGAGTTTTAGGTATTCATCGTGAAGTCCGACATACATTGCGTTGTCATCATTCTCGATTGCCATTCCCTCGATGACTAACTCATCGAACTCATTCGCCTTTTTTGCGATGCTCCAACTACTGCACGGGTATGTCTTTCGGATGCCCAGAGCGTTGAAGTCTTTGTCGTATAAGCAGTAATACATCCAGCCACCCCCTTACAGCACATACTGCACATAGACTATCTTCACGGAGGAGTTTGGGTCATCCTGCGTTAGGTTAGCCACAAGTGTCGAGACACCCGGTTGTGCGTATAAAAAGGTGTTTTGCGATTTGTCGATGTAGTTGTAATAATCTACGGGGTCATCGATATCACTTGCATAGTAGAGTATCTTCGTGTTGATTGCATCAATCACAATTGACTGCCCACGCAGTAGTGTTACATTGCTGAACTTGACCGTTGCGTAGATTGTGTCGTTGTCATCTTTGAGGCTGACTGTGGGGTTGACCACGGGACCGTTCACTTTGAGGTATAGCGGTGTCGGCTCGAAGAAGGCATTCTCGATGCTGTTGCCCTCAAGTTGACCGCCGCCATAAGAGTAGGGGTATCCGTAGTCATACTCCTTGCCGTTTGTCAGTATGGCTGTCAGAACCTTTTTCAGTTTCAAAATGTAAAAGGGACTTAACGGCTGAAGAACGATAGGGACTGAATTGTATCCCGTGTCAATCTCCGAGACGTTGAACTCTTTCACGGCCACATCCATGTATCTGTCCATCGCGCCATCGGTGTATTTCAGAACCACCTTGTCTTTGATGTGTGAGCAGTACCAGTTTCTGAAGTTGTTCGCCTTGAGATAACTCATCGGCTCATCGAACATGACCGTCATCTTGATGTCTTTCTTTTTTATGGCTCTGTCTACGATATAGTCAACGGTCTTTGTTTCCACGACCGTCAGCGTTTGCGTAAAGCCCAGCCCGGATGGTGATGCCACCCTATCCAGTGGGAAGCGGTCAAGCATATTCTGTGCGTCATCGAATATCTGCAGTTCAAATTTTCGTATTGCCATTAGTTACCTCCCACTTTGATTTTTGTTGATAACTGCTCCGCTATATCATCAATGTCTGCATCGGTATGCGCCTCTACATTTGTGGTGCTATAATCGTAGTAGTTCGTTGTGTTGTTTGATGTCTCATTGCCACCAGTCGGATACCCGGCTGCTGTTGCCGAATAATCGGACAGGTCAACACCCAAACTGCTGGTGTCGGTGTCCAGCGTATACTTCTTACCGAATATCTTTCCGAGCCAGTTTGCGAGTTGTATCAGAAGTATAATCAGCAACGCCACCGCCATCGCAATAAGGATGAAGGGGTTCGTGGCTGCTACCGCATTCAATGCCAGCGTGACTGTTCTGATGATTTTTATCAGCCCGATGAGCTTTGGAAGAATAAGCAACAGCACCAGTATAATTGCGACTATCGTCTGCATTCCTTTCGGCATTGCTCCGAATATCGAAGCCACCGCCGATATAATGGGGATGAAAACTGAAACGATTTCAATCAATGCCTCAAACAAGGGGATGAGGGACTCTCCTAAGTCCATCATTACCGCTTGCATCGACATTTGAAAGTCATCCCATCTGTCTTTCAGTTCTGCGGCTGCGTTTGCTGACTCTTGAGAGATGATTCCGTTCTCTTCGCACTGTGCGTTGAGTGCGGCTATCTGCTCTGCTGTCAGTTCTGCTACCTGCGCCACTTCTGTCCCTGCTGTTGTCAACAGTTGATTGGCGAGGGTTACTCTCTCATCGTAGTCTTCGACTTCACTCAACTTGTCAACGATGAGTTGTAGTGCATCAGCCGCGCCGAGTCCTTCGAGTTCTTCAAGGCTGATGCCCACGGCATCAAAAGCCATGACCGCCTTTGCCGAACCTTTGGCCGCCGCCGATAGTTGTTTCTGCACATTATCCAGTGCGGCTGCATACGCATCTTCATTCCCAGATGCCCGGTCATATACGAATGCGTTCTTCTGGAACTTTTCGGCGCTGATGTTATACTTCTCCGATGCCTTGGCGATTTCATCCCCAGTCTCGGCATACTTGTATCCCAGTGCCGCGATGGCGGCCAATGCCACCCCCGCCGCTTTGCTGACTCCTCCCAGACTGTTCTGCAGATTGGTCAGTTTTTGATTGTTTGCTTTTTGAACCTGTGCCGTGAAACTTTTGACTTGCGCTTCCGCCTTTGCTACTTCAAGGGTTATCTTCTTGTATTCTTCCTCTGTGGCATTTCCTCTTGCCACCTCTGCTCTCATTTGAGCCTGCGCCCTTTTTAGGGCATCGACCTTTTGAGTAGCAAGCGTGAGCTGCGTCTTTAGGTTTGCGGTTTTTTGTGTAAGGAGAGTAGTGCTTGAAGGGTCTAACTTCAGTGATTTATCAAGCGCCCGGTTTTCGTTGGTTACACTCTTGATGTTATTATCGAGTTTTACCACTTCGGCATTTATCTCTTTTAGGCTTCTTGTTACCTGTGTTGCCACTGCATCTCCTCCTTTACTCTTTGTCTACTTTTTCGATAAATCTTTGATTGATTCTATCGTCCATGCCTTTCAACTTTCGAACCGCTTTGTCGATATGCTTTCTGGCTGGTATCTTGCTCGTTCCCTTATTGAGAGAACGACCGATATATGAGTAGGCTACTCCCCGGTCGTTGTAGCCTTTGTAGTCTATTTTGTATCCGTATTTGCTCCCGGTGGAGTCATCGATTTTTTCTATCTCCAGTGAGTCACGAAGGCTACCAGTTTGCACTGGTGTGCCTGCCTTGATGTTGTCAAAGCAAGTATTCGCCTCCTCGGTCACAACCTCTTCTACGGCTTCGTAGGCGGCTTTGCTGACCCGTGTTAGTCTTGTTTCTATGAATTCTTGTAGTTCGCTTGGCATATTAGAACCCCTCCATATCATCGGCAGTAGTGAGTGTCTCGGAAGACTCCCCAGTTCGTGCTTTCTTCTCATTTGCCGAGTAGATTTCCAGATACTCGAAGAGGTCATTCATCGACCATATATCCATGTACATCACGGGCAGCTTCAAGCGAGAAAAGGCGAGGGCTATCGCCTTGTCGCAATCTATTTCTTGCGACTTAGAAACCCCCGCCTTTCCGCTTGCACTACCGCTTTTTTTTTAACCTCTACAAGTTTCATGATGACCTCTTGCAGAGAACCGTCAGCGAGGTCGGAGATATCCACTTCATCGATTACTGCACTGAGGTCGAGTTCTTTCTTCTCGGCAGCGCATCGCATTGCGTAGTAAATGTATTGCACCGTCTCCGTTATGTCGGCGGGCATACCTTTCTGCACCCGGTCGATTTCCTCTTCGGTTGCGTCTGGTTTGTTCATCACTGTATCCAGCTTCTGAAGTCCCCGGATGTCTCCCTCAAGGCTTCGCCCAGTTATGCTTTTGTAATAGTTGAACACATTCAGGCTGTTGCTGAGTTTATGCCCCTTGAATTCGAATAGCATAGATACCTCCTCCTTTCATTAATCTGTAATCGTGTATGACACGACATTGCTGTTGGCGCTGTCTCCGTATGTCGTTCCATCGCCCTTTGCGATGACGTGGACGCTGTAAGACCCCGCTTGCGTCCTTGCGGGATATACAAGTTCAGACTGTGCCGTCTGCGCCTCGCCGTTTACAACCACTACATAGTTCGTTGCATTCGGAATTGCTGCCCAGCTTGCTTGCTTATCGTCGTCAAGGCTGATGATAGGCGCATTCAACGGAATTAGACCGCCTTGCTCCTCCACGCCCTTGTACATGATAGTAGGCTCATCTGTCACCCAGCCATTGTTCCCCTCGTAAACCGTAGCAGACCTCACAGGATTGCCCCCTACTTCGATAAAACGAACTTTGAAGGGAATTTCCAGCGTAGGTGCGTCTTCCCCGGTATCCGTGGAGAATGTAGGCGAGATTTCCTCGAACTCTACATCGTAGATGTATTTCTGGTACTTGGCATCTTTTGCGGTTTTGCCCTCAAAAAACACGCCGTATCTCTTTTTGTCTGTGCTGTTCAGCTTCTCGATGGTGTTGCCGTTGGCATCCACCGCATACCCGAACATCGCTCTACAGATTGCCGGGATGCACTCATAAACCTTGAGCGTTCCCTCGGCTCTCACGACCACCTTTTTGACCTCTTCTTTGTCATCCGCTTGGAATGTCTTTTCTTTGGTCACATTGGTAATTGTGAGTTCTACGGAGTTCAATTCGTTTGATGCGACTGCATCTTGAAGTTTAACAAACGGACCGTAGACGGGATATCCGTCCTCTGACACCCATGAGTTGATAGGTGCGATTCTTAATTTTCTAAAACCCATTTGCTTTGTCTCCTTTATTTGAATATTTTGTAGAGATTGAATGCGATGTGGTATATTGCGGTGTCTCGCTCATACTCGGCGGGACCGTTGTACTCAAACTGCCACCCTTTCTCTGTTGCCTGTTCGTCAAGAGAGGATATCAGTTCCTGCACTTGCCTTGAGGTCTTTGTTCTTCGTGTGTATATGTCATACGCACCGAAGGCTTCTCTTGCTCTTACCTTATCATCAGCGTGGTTCTTTCGGTCTGTGGAGACCAGCGTCCACACCAGATAGGTTTGTTTGTCTGATGCCGTTCTTGATTTTAGGACAGTGTCCCAGAACAGCACGGTGTTTGGATTCCGCATTTGCTGTTCAGTTGCTTTTTCTCCATCAATCAGTCCAGCGGCTTCGAGCATTTCTATGATTTCTGATTGTGCTTCTTTCATTGCCATTGATGTGTTCATGTCTCATACCTCCTATACTCGGTTATGTCGTATTCGACAGGCACTACCTCTTTGGCTCTGAACTTTATTTCCGTTCCCTCGAACTCGAAGGAGTCAGTCGCGCCGATTTGGTATGTCGTTCCATTGAACTCCATGTACATATCCTGCACGATTTTGCGTTTGTTGATGGCTACTTCTATACTGCTGTCATCTTGTATGGCTTTGGCTGCATTCCTCTCTGCGGCACTTAACTGTCGGACATATGCTCTGATGTCCAGCCCCTCGTTTTGAGGATCATACCCGGTCGGAGGGCAGATGACAGCGGTCTTGGGGTATTTGTAATACACCTTGACCGTCTGTTCCACCGTCTCTTCATCGATTATGTTTTTCCGTGTTTCGGCTTGGTAAAACCTCACCAGATGCCTTTTAGGATAGTTTTTCATTTGCTATCACCTGCAAGTCATCGATAAGACCTACGATACCGAGCGAGTAGTCATGCTCTTTGTTGTATCCCTTTGCTCCGAAGTATGTCTGTCTGACATATTGCATGGCGCACTCCACGGCGAGAGGCTCCCTCGGACTATCTTGCGAAAAGTCGTAGCCCGTCTTCCGCTTGATAAAATCAGAGGAGAGGTCTGCCAGCCTTTGCAACTCTACATTGTCAAAGTCAGCATCCTCATAGATTGCTTTAGCCACTTCTTCAAGTGTTAGAATTGTTCTATGGTCTGACATTCTTCTCCTCCTCCTTTAAGACTGTACCCCACGCACGGTGATGACTCTCGGCGCATATCCTACTTTTGTCAACATGAACACCTTCGGAGCGCTTACGATGTTTTCACCGACAGGGAACAACACGAAGTCGCCCGCCTCACCACCATTCAATGCCGCCTCATCAACGTCATTGTTTGCGCCTGAGTTCGTGAACGCATACGCCTCAGCCTCTGGCGTAGTATGATATTTTATACCCACGATGGAGTCTTCGCCAGTTGTGAATAGGAGCGATATGTACTTATGCTCGCCGATCCCACCCACGAAACTCGTCATGCCCTCAAAGTCTGCCACAACGGTCACAACATCGCCGTCAAGCGTTACGCTCGTTATCTTGGCAAGATTGGCGGTTAGGTCTTCGTAGTGCGGTTGCCCCACAAGCAAATCCGTAGTGCCGAGTTTGACTGAGATGTCAAACTCTTTATAGCACGCTGCGAACTGCTTGTAAGTTTCGCCAAGCGTTGCACCATTAATGCTTTTCTGAGCGATAATGCTCAGGGCTTTGTTCAAGCCGTCAAGTTTTCTACCCATAACGCCCCTCCCTTACACTTTCTTCTGACCGTAGATGAATGCACCAGTGAAAGGAACGGTGCAGCAGTACTCGCTTGCAATGTATTCAGTCACACCGCGTCTTGCGATACGATTGGTTTCAAGGCGGATTGGGATGAGCGAGTTGACCTTGAAGTATTTGTTGACGTTGCCGATTACGAAGTCCCCGGTCTTCAAGTTCTCATCAACCTCAATGCGGATAGTTCCGAAGGAAGTAATACCCGTGCTGTTGTTGAAGATAGGATACTTGAAGTTTCCGTTATCATCGGTTGCGAAGAGAATTTCGTCTGCAACATCCTGCGCCACATAGATTTTCGCTCCTCTACGGAACTTTCCAGTACACTTCTTGATGCCGTCAATGAGTGCGTTGATAACCTTTCCAGTTTCATAGCCCCCGGTCACAGCTGCGGTTGCGCCGATTGTAAGTCCCTTGATATGATCGTTATCTGCAGTACCGTAGATAAGGTCTTCGACCCAGTCTTCGTTGATATCCTGCAAGATTTGGTCCATGATATAAGCGCCGAAGTCGAAGTCAGTCAAAGCCTGAACTTCATCAGTTACGGCGATGATTGTCTGCAAGTATCCCTTGACACCTTGGAACTTATCCCATTCCATCTGGTTGTCTTTTCCGCTTGCACCCTCGGCCTTGCTCTTTGCCTTGTCTCTGCTCTTTCTGTAAGGGAACTCAACAAGCCCCGGAATGGAAGTAAAGGCGATATCCGCAAGGATAGGACTCAACTTTCCATCTTCCCTCAAAAACTCAAGGACTGCCTTGGTAGGGATGAAGATACCCGCGTTGTTGACACCGTCAACCTGTGCGGTGGCTGCTACATAAGTAGTTGCCGTAGTTGTGAGAGCCGTACCCAGAGCGCGTTTCTCCGCGTCAGTGAATGCTCTGTTTCTTGCCTGCTTACCGATTACAAGACAGATTTTATCCCTCTTGCTCATCTTTGCGATGTCAGTCTCTTCGGTAGGGGCGACAATGGGAGCCGGGCTTCCGCCTGCGAAAGCTGCACGAGCTTCTTCTGCAAGTTTACGAGTGGCTTCCTCTCTTTCTGTTTTGAGGTCTCTTGCTTCTTTCTCGATTGCCTCGATGCGTTCTGCATTTGCAGTGTCGAGTTCCTTATCAAGTTCAGCGAGTCTCTTGTTGATTGCTGCGATTCTTTCTTTGTAATTCATTGTTGATTCTCCTTTTTAATTTTGAATTAGTTGTTTATACTCAGACGCACACGCGCTCTTTTTCTTTGCAGTTCCAAGGCCTCCACCTCTGACTTACGGCGCGCCTCCGCGTCACCGTACCTCCGTGCAAAGAGTTGAGTATTTTCGTATGCAGGCTGTTCTACTGCGGCCACATCGTACAATGTGTCAACCTTTCGAACAGTCCAAGTATGCAGTTTTTCATCGTATGACTCTTCACGAATAGTGAAGGCAAACGACATCTTGTCTATATCACCCCTCTTGATGAGAGTGTATAGGTCTCTCCCGGCTGTGGTATCTGCGAGTTCTGCTCGTATCCACACACCGTCGTCTCTGACCTCAATGGACAGCGTTCCGTTCTTCACACGCGCCATCGCCATGATGTTGTCGGAGTGGTTGTATTTCAGATATGCCTTGCTGATGTCCGTTTCATCGAATGCACCACGAGCGATGATTTCTTTGTATTCCACACCCTCGTAAGTAAACAGAACCGTGGGGTCATCGAAAGTTACCGCTTTCCCCTCGATTATCATTTTGTCGCTGTTATCTTCGCCCTCTTGATTGAAGATACGGACTTGCATCAGATGACGGTAGTCATCGTGCTTGAACATTCTTTTGTCGATGGGGTTTTCACTTTTTGGCATCTTCTTCATCCTCCTCTGTTTTATCTTCTTCATCGGTCTTGTTCTCCGATGGTTTCGGACTACCAGTTCCTTGGTATTGTGACTGTTCATCCGCTTTTACATAGTTCAGTGTGCTATACTCCTCATTGCCGTGTTCCGTTCTGGGAACGAAGAGCAGGTCATTGATGGTGTTCGGCACATAAACTGGCAACTTTTGAATAATTGCTGCGATGGTTACTCTGGTCTTCATGCTGGCCGTCTGCAGTCTGTTTGGGTCTATGCGTACCCGGTTGCCGTGCGCTCTTTCAACCTCCGAGAATATCTTGTATGTGAGTTCGGTTTCTATCTTCATGACAAGCGGTTCAAGGCTTGATTCATAGTAGGCCGCCCACTCATCCTCATTAAAGGTCGCAAGCAGTATCTTTTCGTTGATTCCGAGATACTTGTATATCTTCTCTTCGAACAGCTTCACTTCATCTGCGTTGGCATACTTGGCTTGGCTGTTGACTTGGATGATACTGTTAGCAGAGTCGATGTATGCGATTCCTGTTGCTTTCTTTCCGAGATACTGCTCTGCGAAGTATCTTGTCTTTTCCTCCAGCACCTTGTCAGTCATCGGAGTTGTGGTCTGCACGATGAACCTCAAGAAGGCACTTGTCTTGATTGCCTGCTCGATTCCCTCGTAGTTCGTTTGAATGACTCTTAGCACCTGTTCGATTGCCTTGTTGTTATGTCCGAACAGTTCTCCTGCATTGACGTTTCGTGCGAAGTGTGCTATCTGGCTCATCGGCACGATGTAGCATTGCCCGTCCATTGTAAAACGCACATAAAGTTCCTTGTCTTCGCCTTTTCGCACTTCCATCTGGTTTCCGTCCGGGTCGATAGGGTATATACCTTTCAGCGGTGCTTTGAAATCCGACCAGTCAAAGTCAAGATATAAAAACACATTGTTGACCTCGAAGTAGTTCTCCGTGACTTTCTCCCAGAATGTGGGAGCATTCATCAGAGGATTCGGTCTCAACGACAGAAGGTTCGTTATGTACTTTTTGTTGATAGACGGTTCATCGTTCAGATAAACCGTGGGCGTGAACTTTGCGCCATGCCTTGCGTGAGCCTGACAACACGACATGAAGGTATCGTTGAGTGCAGGACTGCATTGCCCACTGAAAAACGGAGCGAACATATCCAGTAGTTTTGCTGATGTTTCCGCTTTCTGCTTTTTCTTTCCCAGTAGGGCGTTTATGATTTTTCCCACGTCGGTCCTCCTTTTCTATTCGTTCAGATAGTAGTCGATGTTTTCACAGAGGCTCACATAGCAGTTCAGTATCGTGGCTACACCGTCT